TCTGATTTCTTCATTAGTAATGTTGTAGTATAAACATACTTTGAATATAATCTCATTGGCAATAGCTTCTCTTTGTCTTGGGTTAAGCTTTGTCTTACGAATAGAAGGTATAGCCCAATAGTCCATTTTATTCTTGATGTTCATAGATAGAGTTTTTAAGTTGTTCAATTTTCTTGCTATAGTAAGCTTCTATGACTTCTATCATTTCCTCATCAGACTTGGCTAAACGAGTTTTTATTAGGTATGGTGAATAGCCTGTTACCTCACAAATCTTTTTTATATCGCCATACTTAAGTAAGGCACGATAATCTCTAATCAACATTTTTTAGTTTTTTATATAGTTTGTAATGTCTATCGATAGAACGCATAGCTCCTTCGATAGATGTGAAATAATCTCCTCTCCAGTAGTAGAACTTATCTAGGGGTTTTTTGGAATCCCAATGAATAAACATACCACGATAGAGGTAATCCTTTTTGATCCTTTGGGCATCTATTGTAACCATAAAATAGTCACGGAGGCCTTTTTGTTTTAGATGTGATGGGGTTGGGTGCACGATTGCAGATTTTTATTGGGTGATTGAATATCTTGTTTCATTTATTTCTATTATCGGATCAGTTTTTAATCCGCTAGAAATGTTTACAAATCTTTCATAAGCTTTAATCTTATCATAGCTTAAACTATTCTCTACAAATAGGTCATCTTTCTTTGTGTAATAGATTTTTGCTTGTGTAACAGGATTAGTTTCTGTAATGAACTGGAATTTTGCCATGTGTTTAAGGTTTTTTGGTGTTAAAAATATCCCTACTCCCATTGGGATAACCCACTAACGATTATAATTTATTAATTAGTAGGGATAGTGCTTTAAGTGTTAGGATAAATCTTGTTAAGTTTTTTGTGTCGTTCAAAATAGCTTTGTGCCCCACGAGATTTTTGTTGGCTCATAATGTTCTCGTAATACACAGGATCAAGAAAGGTTTTTGCTTCGTAGTTGTAGTACACTTGGTCACCACGACTGAAGTTTTTGCCAGTTAGACTGCATCTGCAATCATACTTGGCGGTGATTAATTCGAAATTCATAGATGGGTTTTTTGTTTTGTTTGGTAAAATTAAGGAGTTTTTGTTATTATTTCAGATTTTTATGTTAAAGTTTTCACAAAAGATTTTTGCGTGATCCGAGCAGATTTTTGTCCGCATGGGATTTTTAGCAGGTTTTTGTTAGCGTAAGCGGACTGTTGCCATGGATTTTTGCGGGGTTTTTTGCTGGATTTTTGGCCATATGCGGAAATTGTCTATTAGTTGCATAAACAACTAATGTTTAAACATTAATGTGATAACATTGATATATTACAATATCCTAAGCTTATAACAGTATAAAAATACTATTTAAAGCTATTTTAAGCCTCAAATTTGCCCTATCTTTTTAAGTTAATACCTTTGTATTAAATAAAATTTTAAGGCTTATTTTCGGCCTCTAATTGGCTTATAATTTTATCAATTATCAGGATCAATTTAGGGAGCTCCTTTTTTGTTGTTTGGATCATGTTTGTTATTTTGCTAAGTATTCAAACCAATGTTTTGTAATTGGTTCCCTATCTAATTGTTTTGTAACTTTTTCCGCTATCATTATAAGTTCACATTGATACAGATCATTATAAAACTGTAGCAAATAACTATTGGCGGGATTTTGTTCCGCCTCCAATTGCTTAATAATAGCCAATAATTGGTATACGTTCATTTTATGTTTATTTTGGTTTGTTTGTTTGAGTGGATCGAACACTAAAAGCCTCCTAACAGGCCAAACAAAAAAAAGGGGGAACCTTTTACAGTTCCCCGCTATTATATCAACTAACTAACTACAAAACCTGTTTTGTCTTTTTTAGCGTCCCCTTTAGCTTTTAACCCAATTACCACGTTAACAGGATCAAAATAGCGTAGGTCTGTTTCATCCCCGTTTATAACAGGGAACCCGTTCCAATATTCGGGCAATTGATCCTTAAAAACTATAGCAACGTTCCCCCCGTCTTTTAACGTCCTGTATGCATCTAATTCGTTAACCTCAGACCTCGAAAAAGTTATTTTGTAATTGGTTCCCGCATATTTCCTAATATGATTATAATTTTTTGTATAGTCATAAAATAAAAGGGAACTATAAAAGGGATCGAGGAAATTAATACCTGTATACCTGTTTAATAGGTCAATATGATCAATGTCGGACGTCCCGTTCAATCTTATGGCTATTTGTTCCCCTGTTTTTATAGTTTTGTCCAAAATGCTCATTAATTCATTGGCCAATTGAATATAAAAGGCCGAACGATTGAAGCCCCAAAACTTTGTTTTGTTGATCCTAGCTAATTGAACATTGGAAAATTTACCACGTCCCGCCGAATATAAACAGGCTTTTTTGCAACCCTCAGAAGCGAACGGGCAAAGGTTCAAACCGTCCACAATATTAGACGGGGCTAAGTATAAAATATATGTTTTTAAGCTATTTTTAGCTGTTTTTATATTTGTTGATCCCTCAGAAAGTAAGTTTTTTACAGGCTTATAACTGTTTGAAATTGGTTTTTGTAGTGTTAAGGTTGACATAAAATAAAGGTTTTGTTTTGTTTATAATTTGTTATTTTGTAGGTATGCTTCAATTTCATCATAGATAAAATTAAATTCGTCCTGTATTTCATCTGTATACGAAAATTGTTCGAATTCGTCCGAATTATAAATATTTATCATGCTATATTTATATTTTAGTTCTATAAATTTTTCGGCCAATTCTGAGGCCAATTCAATTAGGTAAAAGGTTCCTTTTTCGGTTCCTATTATTGGGTTTTGTTTGTTTGTCATGTTTTTAATATTAAAAGGTTATTTAATTATTCGGCGGCTAATTGCCATGGATCGATATTTTTAATGTTTGATCTGTTTAAATTAAGGCTATTAACTATAAACTTTGCTAGTTTCTTTTTTGTAGCTTCTTTACTTAGATCATTGGAACCAATTTGACTAACAATATACGAGGTATTGCAGCCTAAAATACGTTCACAAAATTTAACGTCTTGCCCTAAGTAGAAACTTTTGCCGTATGCTTTTAACGTCCAATTATGGCAAAACCCGTAAGTAGTGGAAATTTCAATAGTCATGTTATTTATTTTTATTTGTTTGGTGAATTGTTTTGATAAGGGAATAAATTAGAATTGATCCTATAAATAGGGCAATCAATTCGAAAAGGCTAATTGTTTGCATGTTCAGATATTAAAAGGTGAATAAATAAACGGCATAAAGTACCTACAAAATAGGTAACTAAGCCAATAAATAACAGGGGCAAAATTGTTTCGCTGAAATAGTACATAAAATAAAGTTTGTTTTGTATGTCAATATTGACTTAATAAAGATAGGTAACTATTCAATACAAAGTTAAAAAAGATTAAAAATAATTAAAAGTACTTTGTTAAAATAGTGTTAATTTATTAATTTAGGGTTATTCATATACATTATATAAGTAAGTATATTATATAAGTAACTTATATAATTATATATTATAATAATATAATAGTATATTATAAGGGTATTGTATATTATTAATATAGGGGTATATTAGAATATTCAATGATTAGAAGTATTTTAGGTTTGCAGTTAGCGGATGCGAAAGAGTGACTAAACTATCAATAGATTAAAAATACATATTTTCGCATTGGATAGGCAAAGGATAGGATAGGGGGCAATAGCTCATAATATTTATTATGTTAAATGGCAACCTAACCCCTCCCCTACCCTACCCCCTACGGGGTTTTTTCGTACGGAAAATTTCGTAGATCCCTTGTGCCCCCCAATATTCTGATATAAAACAATGTTTTTATGTTTTTTCACTTTCTGATTTTTTTTATTTTCCATATAACCCATTATAAATAAATATAATATGTACAAGTGCAAACCAAAACCAAAAAAGTAAACTATGAAAGACACAGTAGCCAAGAGAACTTACAGATGTAAATGCGGAGTATCTACAGAGGATTATGTTTGGGATAGTTCCATAAGGGAACATACCATCAAGTGCACTAAGTGCAAAAGTGTACTTAGCTTTGACCATATCAAGGTAGAGAAGGTAGTACATATCACATCTATCCGAACACCAACTAAAAACCGATAATATGAATGCAGAGTTTAAGGATATTAGCAAAGAAGCTTTTATCATAGCTTACAAGGAGAATTTTGGCAATATCACCATTGCTTGTGAATCAGCAGGGGTTGGTAGAGGTCAATACAAGTCCTGGTGTGATAAAGATCCCGAGTTTAGACAAAGATTGGCTGAAATAGAGCCTGAGGAGATTATGCTTGACTTCGGTGAGCATAAGCTGATGGAAAGGATTGCTAAGGGTGATACCTTAGCTACAATGTTCCTGTTAAAGACTAAAGGTAAGCGTAGAGGCTATATCGAAAGGCAAGAGGTTGCTCATGAAGGAGATGTGGTTAAGCAGATTACTGTTAATGTCTTAAAGGCTAACCATGTAGAGGAACTACCGAGTAGTACGCAGCAGTTGGATGGTGATGAGAATGTTGTAGAGGACACAGGATTTGTTGTTCCAGCTACAGAAGCTGCTAATATTCAAGATATTCCACTTTATGAGTTCGATAAAGAGGTAGATATACCGAATGAGGAAGGAGAATACGAAGAATAGCTCTATTTCGCATTATAAGGCGATTCTAGGGCATATCTTCCTTTGAGTAGTACTATCTATCCAAAAAGGGGTAGGGTGTCTTAAAACGCTTCTAATTGCGTTTTAGAGTTATTTGGTGTTTTTAGAGTTATATTTCTAATTTAGGCATATTGCATGAAATTTTCGGAAAAATTCATGCAGATTGGAAATATATGTCTAGTTTTTTATACTAAAAACTTGACAAAGTAGGAAGTAAAAACCTGCCAATATCCGAATTAGTGGGATGATTTTTACAAATTTTGTTACATAGTTAGGGGTAACTCTGTTAATTGTTGTAACATTATTAGGGTAGATATGTTACTGATTTATATAGGATTGTAACAGAATTTGTTAATTGTTTAAATTGGGCTTGTTATATCTTGTAACATATAAAAGCTAAAATTTGTTACAAATGAGTGCAAATGAATATAAATGGGCGCAAAGTAGTAATAATACTACCCTATTATCAAAAAATGTAAACTCTGCAAGTTTTGATAGTGTTCACTTATTTCGGTTGTTCATGTTCCGTGAACAAAGGTAAAAAATGAACTGTTGTATAAAATGCAAGGGTTGAAATTATAAAAAGAGAAAACCCATTCTAAGCGAGCTGTTCTTATGGGAAGCCGAATGGGTGTATTAATGCAAATATAACCAAAATTATAAAATCTTGTTGTACTTAAATTATAATAATCTGCTTTACTCAATGGAGTGAGTAAAATTACTCAAAGTAAAATATACATATTGTTATGTTACTTTAAGATGTAAAAGTAAACTGTGGCCTTTACAAAATTTTTCTGGCGGAAAGCTATTACTTGACAAATGAGCCGTAAATGATTGATAATCGGCTCAAGAATGATTGATAAAGTACCTTATAAAGCACAAAAGCATATCAGAATGTGCATTTTATGACTCATTATGCCATCATTAGTGTCATTTAATGCACTTTATGGTGGATATCCCCTACTTTCCTATAAAACGAAAAGGATTAGCTTTGTCTTGAGCAAACCAAAATTTTTAATTTATTTCTATGGAAGTAACCACCAATGTTGTCTTTGAGGTACTAAACAACTCAAAGAAGAGAATCTCTGTTATGCAAGGAGGTACGAGGTCAGGAAAGACTTACAATGTGCTTACCTGGTTTATAGTTAAGCTTTTGCAAGAAAGAGGTAAAACCCTAACAATTTGCCGTTCATCCCTACCAAGTATCAAGGGATCGGTTATGAGAGATTTTATTGAGATACTATCTAAGTATAAGCTTTATTCAGAGGATAAACACAACAAATCAGAGAACTTATACTTCCTTAATGGCAATACGGTAGAATTTGTATCTACCGACCAACCGCAGAAGATTAGAGGTCGTAAAAGGCACTATCTGTTTATTAACGAGGCAAATGAGGTTAACTACGAATCTTGGATGCAGTTAGCCCTAAGAACTACGGATAAAATCGTACTTGACTATAATCCTTCCGATTATTACTCTTGGATTTACGATAAAGTCATTCCTAGGGAAGATACCGACTTTACCATAACAACCTATAAGGATAATCCATTTCTAGATAAAACCATTATTGCGGAAATTGAAAGATTGAAGGATGCTGACCACGAATACTGGAGAGTTTATGGATTAGGGGAAAGAGCAATTAGTGAAGCTACGATTTATAGCCATTGGAGAAGAAGAAGGAACTTTCCTGAAGGTGGAGATGTTTTTTACGGACTTGACTTTGGTTATAACAACCAAACGGCACTTGTTAGATGCAAAAACTTTGATGGTGACATTTATGTCGAGCAACTGATATATGATACTAAGATGTCAACCTCACTCCTAATAGACCGCTTAAAGTCTATGGGGCTATCTCGTAGGGATGAGATATTCGCAGATGCTGCCGAACCCAAAACAATAGCCGAGGTAAATAAAGCAGGGTTTAATTTAAAGTCAGCTACCAAAGATGTGTTCGCAGGAATTAACAAGGTTAAATCATTTCCATTGTTTATAAAATCAGAATCTTTAGATTTGTTAGATGAGATTAAAAACTACAAGTGGAAAACGGATCATGATGGCAACACAATGGATGAGCCTGTTAAGTTTCGTGACCACTTGATGGATGCCATGCGTTATGCTATCTACTCAAAATATGCGAAAGCAAAGAGAGGATGGGTGGTTTAGATTGCGAAGCAATGTGGTTTAGACTAAAAATTTGTTACTTTTGTAAAAATATCATATAGTGAAGTTAACGGACATACTAAGTGCGGTTAATCCTTTTAAACAAAAGGCAGCCCCTAGAAAAAATACGAACCTTAATAACCCATTTGGTGATTTTGGTGGTTTAATAGGCGGTAGAACGCTTTACCCAAATTTAGACTATGCCAAGTTCGTACAGGATTACGATAACAATAGCGAAGTCTATTCTATCATCAAGCGTATCTCAAAAACAATCTCTACAGTTCCATTCTATGTTTATAAGGTTAAGAGCAAGAAAGACTTGAACACTTATAAATCTATGATGGCTAACGCATCAAGCGGAGCAGATATTGCTCGTGCGGAGTTAGTAAGGATTAAAGCAGTTGATGAGATTGCTGATAGTCCGCTAAACAAATTATTAGAAAGACCGAATCCATACCAATCATTCTCTGAGTTTATTGAGAATATCATTGGCTATAAACTTATTACAGGTAACTCTTACATATGGGCTAATAGATTAGCTAGTGGCAAGGTTGCTGAACTTGTTACTCTCCCATCCCAATATGTCGCTATCATTAGCGATGGTACTATCAATGGGGTTGAAGGCTACTCTTTCACATTAGTTGGGTGGGATCAGTTGGATGCTAAAGATGTAATCCACTTAAAATACTTCAACCCCTACTTCAACACTAATGGACAACAATTATATGGACTATCGCCTTTACAAGCTGCTTACAGAACTGTTCAACGCAGTAACGATGCTAAAGATACCTCTGTAGGGATGTTGCAGAATCAAGGGCCTAAGGGTATCTTGTATGCAGATGAATCAAATGATTTCGGCCCTGAACAAGCTGGTAAGTTAAAAGAAGATTTCTACAATCAGTACGGAACTAAAACGCAAGGAGGCATTATTCAAAATGCTGGTAAGATTTTAATTGCAGGTGCTAAATTAGGTTGGGTGAATATGGGATTATCTCCTGTTGACCTTCAGTTGTTAGAATCAGAGAAGATTACGCTTCGTGAGTTGTGTAATGTGTACGGAGTTAACTCTGCTTTGTTTAATGATCCTGATAACAAGACTTACAATAACATGAAAGAGGCTAAAAAGGAAATGCTTACGCAAGTAGTACTTCCTGAATTAGTTTTAATTCGTGATGCGTTCAATAGATTCTTTGAAGGTGAGATTGGACAAGGATACTATATCGATTTTGATATTACTGTGTTCCCAGAGTTACAAGAGGATATGAAAGAGTTATCTGCTATCCTTTCTCAATCATGGTGGATTACACCTAACGAAAAAAGACAAGCAATGAGATACGATACTGTTCAAGATGATGTCATGAACGCTATCTACATACCTGCTGGTTACTTACCTATCGATGAGTTAACAATGTTGCAGAATCCAAGAGATGCTCAACAACAAGGAGATTATAATTTGCCTCCTGTAAAATAATATGGATGTCCAAGATATTACAACCTTCTCAGCAATTCAATTTGCAACAAACCATAGCGAGGAAGTCCATCACGGAATTTAGGCCCAAAATTGAAAAGGCTTTACAAAGTGATTTTAACAAAGCTGCGGAGTTGGTAAAAGAGATAGGTGTATTCCAACTAGCTAACTATAACAAGACATTTTTCAACCAAGATAAGATTAGCAATATTTTACGAACTTTGTACGAAGGTACTGGTGGCTATACCGCTATGAGGTATCAGAAGATATTTGACAAGGATAAGAAAGCGGAAGATTTTGACCTTGATCCGTTAAACATAATGGATGAGTGGTTAGCGTTTATGTTGTCGTACTGGGTTTCAATTAGTGGCCCAAAAATGTACGGCATACAAAATACAACGGATAACGAGATAGCTAAAATACTAAATAATGTGATTGCTTATGGAAGGGCTAATAACCTTTCTACAAACGAAACAAACGCAATGGCTATTCAGCTTCTTAGAGAAGGGAAGATAAATGTTTCAAGGAGTTTATTAATAGCAAGAACAGAATCACATCAAGCTTTAAGCACAGGTGCGATTGGGGCAACACAAGGAATTAATATACCTTTGCTAAAACAATGGGTTCACGCTGAATATGTTGGTAGTCCAAGAACTTGGCATCTAGCATTAGATAGGCAAACGAACCCTGATGATGGTGGAGTAAGAATACCTGTGAATCAACCATTCATGGTAAACACTCCTAACTACGGTGTAATTGAAATGCAATATGCACATGATGCAAGTGGTGGAGCAGCTAATAACTGCAACTGCCGATGCTGCACGGTGTATGTCGCTTAAACAAATAAATATGAGTAATTTTTATAACAAGAAGTCGATTGAAGGTTCTCCAATAGACATGGAGGATGGAAGTAGAGTTATTACTATGTACTACTCTGCTTTTGGTAATGTAGATTCCGATGGTGATATAATCACACCAGGAGCATTTACTAAAACACTAAAAGAAAATGGCCCACAAGCCAAAAATAGAATTTGGCATCTAATGAACCACTCTACAGACAAGCCCATTGCTAAGCCATATGAGATGATGGAAGATGCTTATGGTTTAAAGGCAAGTGTTAAGATACCTAATACGACTTTAGGTAATGACTTGTATGAGTTATATAAAGATGGTCATATCACAGAACATAGTATCGGATTTCAGACTATTAAGTCACAACAGAAATCAGGGTACAATGAAATCAATGAAATAAAATTGTTTGAGGGAAGTTCAGTATTGTGGGGTGCAAACGCAAATACACCAACAGTAGGAGTTAAAAGTCAGATTAAGTCAACTCTAGTTGATGAGATGGGTAAAACCATTAAGTCATTGAGAAATGGACACTTTACTGATGAAACATTCGAATTGTTAGAACTTAAACTCAAGCAATTACAACAATATCTATCTGAAATGGAAGATGAAGAGTCAATCTCTCCTGAGCCAACCGCTGAAGAAGCATTGCCAACTGAGGAAGAAGATCCGATGATTTCCGTAGAAATAGAAATAAACAAATATTTACAATCATTTAAAATTTTCAACTAATGGTAGAAGAAATTAAAAGTGCATTCGAAGGCATCAAATCCGAAGTAAACGGAGCAATCGAAAGTGCAAAGGCTGATAATGCTAGTGCATTAGAAAGCGTAAAGGCTGAATTAGAAGCTACTAAAGCTTCAATTACAGTTGTTAAGGATGAAATCGAAAAATTGGAAGCAAAACAAAATCGTGTTAAAATGAATCAAACTGAAGTAAAAGGGTTTAATGCTACCCTTGCAGACGCTATCGAACAAAATGGTGATAGCTTAGCGAAATTAGCTCGTGGTGAACAAAAGCGTTCAAGCTTTATCTTGGATACAAAAGCAGTTGGTAACATGACAGAAGCGGTTAACCTTACAGGTGACATCACTCGTCAATATGCTAATCAAGTATATGCTTTGCCTTCTCGTAAAGTGCATATGCGTAGTTTATTACCAATCGGTAGTTTATCTCAAGGTTTATTTACTTTCCCTTATGAAAGTGGTGGAGAAGGTGCTCCAGCAGCTCAAGTACAAGGTTCTTCTAAAGAGCAAGTTGATTTTGATATTACAATGAAAGATGCAGCAGCTCAGTACATTGCTGGTTATGTTCGTATCTCTCGCCAAATGTTAGATGATATACCTGCTATGACTTCTTTCTTACAATCTCGTTTGTTAGAGAAGTATTTAGTTGCTGAAGATGCTCAAATCTTAAGTGGTTCTGGTACTGCTCCTAACTTACAAGGTATCTTAGGTGTAGCTACTGCTGCAACTGGTGCTGCTACAGTAGATGTTGAGCAATTAGTTCAAGCTATTGCTCAGTTAGAAACTTCTAACTATTCTGCAACAGGTATTTTAGTTAACCCAACTGATTGGGCTGCTATCATGAACACTAAGAACTCTGGTTCTGCGTACTCTTTACCTGCTTCTACAGTTGTTACAACTGATGGTAATGTGTCTATCGCTGGTATCCCTCTTTACAAATCAACTGCAATCGCAGTAGATAAGTTTGTAGTAGGTGACTGGTCTATGGGTGCTCAAATCATGCAAAATCAAGGTATCTCAGTTCAATTCTCTGAATTTGATGCTGATAACTTTACAAAGAACATGATTACTGTAAGAGTTGAAGCTCGTATCGCTTTACCTATCTATTACGCTGGTGCGTTTATCTATGGGGATTTTGGCAATGTTGCTTAGGTAATATAACATAATTATCCTATCTTTGAGGGGAGTAGTTCAAAAGCTACTCCCTTTTTTTATGATAGGAATATATAAAATCACAAGTCTAAGTGGCAAGATTTACATTGGTCAAACAACCAATTTTACTAAAAGAAAAAATTATTACAAGAATGGTGCAAAGCCATACCAAGTAAGGATTTACAATTCATTGCAAAAGTATGGTTATGATGCACATACTATTGAATTTATTGAAGAGTGTTTAGCAGAAAACCTTAACGAAAGAGAAAGGTATTGGCAAGACTTTTATAATGTTATTGGAGAGAATGGGCTTAACTGTAGACTTACTGAAGCCAAAGGCAAAAGTGGTTTTATAAGTGATGAATCAAAGGCTAAAATGTCTGAAGCTAGAAAGGGAAGAATATTCGACCAAGCGTGGATTGACAAATTAAGAAATTCTGCTATGGGTAAAAAACATAGCGAAGAAACTAAGAAAAGAATATCAGAATCAAACAAGGGCAAAAAGTTTACTGCTGAACATATAGCTAAACTACCACAAAATCAAAAAGGTAAGTTTAGGCCTAAAGCATCAGAAGCTACTAAAATCAAGCAAAGTCTTAATAGCGGAAAATCAAGGGTGGTTTACCAATATACTATGAATGGTATGTTTATAGATGAATATAGAAATGTGTCTGAAGCTCAAAGATGTTTAGGTATAAAAAACATAAGCTCTGCTGCTTTAGGTAAGATTCCATCATCAGGAGGCTTCAAATGGAAGTACACTAAATTTTAGTTATTTTTGTAAAAATTAGCATAATGCAGATACTAAGAGATGTAACGACTACAGTAGCCCCTTCGGCAACAATCGTTACCTTACAAGCAGCGAAAGATTATTTAAGGGTAGATTATAGCGAGGATGATACTTTGATTACTA